TACTGTTCCTGTTACAGGCCAAGTCACACTTAGTGTGGCTATGTCGCCGACTGAACTCGCAAATGGAGAATAGGCTGCGACAAGGCAGGTTGCCGTATATTTAGGTTGAGTTGCTGAAACTGTTCCTGATGCACTTTGAATTACTACTGTGGCAATTGAGCCAAGTAAAGGATTCAATGTTGCGTCTACTGAACCTCCTGCAAAGTCTTGCATAAAGTTCAAAGTTATTGATGCGTTATTTAATCCACCGATTCTTGAACGCCAAGATTGACCAAAAGCTGTGGTCTCTAGGTCGTCTGCTTCTTGTGATAATTCAACTGAGTTAAGATTTGTTGAAAAATCAACACCAGCAACGGTGATTTTGTAGTCTGTTGCTGCAAATTTTGCCATCTTTTATTTTCCTTTTTCTAGTCTGCGTAGCAAAGAACTGAAAACTCTGCTGATAGATATGTTACCTCACCAATAGGTATCTGCCCATAGTTTCTCATCTCACTAACCCTTGTATCAAAGGCTTTGCCACCAAGAGTTTTATCGCTCTCGATTGCTAGTTTGATGCTGGATGAACCTGTGCTTGACACAAATCCATCAAGTTTATTTTGCGCTGTTCTTTCGTCTACTCTGCCAACGATTACTAAAACATTGAATGTGTAAGTTTGCATGCCTCTTTTGAATGAGTCGTCAAAGGAAACTGAAACAGGCACAACAATTGCAATAGGTGGGTTTGGGTTGTCTGGCACAAAAGAAGAAGTTCTCAAACCTGTAATGGTTGCAAGATTAGTTGCTATGCCTGTTCTTAAATCTGTGATTGATGCCATTAGGCAAAGTTTCTCATTCTCTTGTAAGGCATAACAAGTTGTGCAACATCTGGGTCAAGTTGAGATGAAACTCTAATTGCGCCCATGTCACCAAAGCCAGCAATACCAAGAGGAGAGTCTAAACGTTTGTAAATTCTTGATGCTTGAATAATACAAGCCTGTTTGATTGCGATTGGTACAGATGGCCAACCGTAAACACCTACAACTTTGATTAATGCTTCGCCACCTGAAATAGGCCAAAGGTAATCTCCAACAGCTCTAATAGTTGTGTAAGGCCAAGGTATTCCATCAAGCACACCGTTAAGTGGTTCAAGTTGGTAATCGTCTGTTCCCCAAGTTGTATCAAAAACACCGTCAGCATCTTGAGCTGTAGTAATTGTTACTGTTCCGTTTGCTAAATCATCAACCTCAACAACGTAATCATCTTGAGCTACAAAATATCTTGTTGCAGTTCCGTAAGAATAAAATTGACGTGCAGCATAACCGTCTATCAGTCTTGAAGCAGATTCAACTGCCATTTCAAGCAAAGCATCATCAACGTTGTCAGTAATTCGTAAGGCTGCTTTCACTTCTGAAAGTGAGGCGTAGCCATTTGTTATAGCCAAAATAACTCCTAAGTTCTTGAGGTAAGTCTATCGGAATAAAAGAAACTTAGAATCTAATATTTGAAGATTCAATTGGTTCTCTGAAGCAAATCTATCTGCAGCAGAGATAACTCCACCCCAAACAGGATTATAGTCATCACCTACAAGAACTTTTTTTGTTAAAGGCCACCAGTCTTGCAAATCAGCGTAAACTTCTCTCTCCCTGTGACCAGCATCAATGTAGACCATATCAACCATCACATTTTCTTTCTCTAAAAGTTCAGCAGCAGAAGAAGAGGTCATTGGTAAAACAGAAATCCTTTTATTCATTTTTGAGTTAGTTATATTCGCACAGAATTGGTTATACAACTTGTTAAAGTTTTGTACAAGATTTTGTACGTTGCCCTCACGCCATAAAATTTCATTGGATGCCAAGAATGTGTCCACACATAAAATGTGAGCTGAACTTATTTTTCCCATGAACAGAGCAGATGCACCAAGCCATGTCCCCACCTCAACAATTGATTGAGGATTAACAACATCAATTGCTTTTTGTAAAGCCTCGCTATCAGAACCCCAACCTTGAATGTTAGGTTCAGCAAGAATTTTAGGTACTTGAAGATTATATTTTTTACTAAACCCTTTAATATTCAAGAGCTTGTTTTCTGTTATTTGGGTCTGCATCAGCCCAACCAGACATTGAGTTTGCAAAATCGTGTCGGTAATCGTAAGCAACTTTATTAGCCCAACCAAACTTCGCGCCAAGACGTGCTGACTTTCTCCACATAGCCCAATCAGCATAAGCAACCTCTGGGTAATCACATTTATCTAACCAAGATTTTTGAATTGGTGAACCACAACAAAAATAACAATGAGGTTCAGTAAAGATTTCCTGATTAGTTTTATGTGGTGGCAAATATTTATCTTGACCATTAACAGCCATACCGACTAACCAAATATCGCAGTCTTGTTCTTCTAAACCCTCTAAAGCATCAGGTCTAAATCTGTCATCAATATCTAAAACCCAAACCCATTTTGTTTTTGCTTCCTCAGCACATTTATTCCAGAAAAAAGGTGAACGCCATTTAGTTGCAGGTTCAGCATCAAGAACTGTGTCAATACCATTTTGGATTGCTATTTGATGCACTTTATCTGAACCCATAATTATTCTTTTAGGTTTCAAGGTCAAATTGTTTACAGCATCAATCCACCCAGGAATAAAGTGGTCATAATCGTCACCATAAACTGCTGTAATTATTGTTACATCTACCATCTAATTGGCATCCCTAAAGTTGATGGGTGTCCAACATGATAAATCCAAGTCAGTTCAGGATGATGAACAATTTTTTTATCTGCTGCAACAAGTTTTTGAATCATAACAAAATCATGACCAATACGGTTTCCTTGATTATCAACTTCATAACTATCAGGATTGAAATCTTTCGTGAATCCCCCAACTTCTAAAAGAGCTTCTCGTTTTGCAATCCAGGTAATAGGTATTTGATGAACGTTCCCATTAGACCAAGGCTGATAAGCAAACATTTCTAAATGCCCACCATCAGGCAAGTTTGAGTATTTGAACCAAGGATAAACAAGGTCAGCATCTGTTTCTTCAATGCACTTATAGATAGCTTCAATGTGTTTAGGTAAAAGTTCATCATCATCATCAAGAATGGCAACATACTTTGTTTTGGCTTGCGCAATCATGGCATCCAGCATTGCTGCATGACCCTCACGTTTTTCATCAACTTGAATTAAATGTTTTTTAGGTTGTAAAGTTTGATTCTCAACGCTTCTAATACATCTTTGCAATAGTTCGCTTCTAACAGGAATAGTTGCTGTACAAATTGTTACATCAGCTTTCATAATCCCAAGCATTTCTTCTTCTTCTTTTAATAGACCATTTGCCCTCAGAGAAATCTTGGTCTTTTATTTTTTGTTGGTAATACTCAGCATTATCTGCAAAAGTCCTGTTATTGATTTCTTGAAACCCTGCTTTAAGAGTAGAAGAATTATCGTGAGCAACAGGAATGAACGAATGTTCAACTTCAAAACCTTTCTGTAAACATCTTCTTTCAAAATCATTATCCTCAAAATATGCAGGATGCAAAGCCTCATCAAATAAACCAACTGATTCAATAACTTTCCAACCAACAGAGAACACACACCACCCAGGCGCACCCCCCGATAGAAGAAGTTTGTCTGGTGAAGACTTTTCAGAAAACAGTTTTAATGATTCACCACCAAATTCAACATCAAAGTTTGCAACAATCCAATAATCAGAAAACGGTAAAGATTTAATTCCAAGATTCCAAGAACCAGCCACACCGAAATTGCTAGGAAGTTTTATGTGATGGGTTTTGTGAACCCAATTATTCCAAGTTGGTGTCCAATCATGATTTCTTGCCCCATTGTCAATAATTACTAAATCTTTAACAGGATAGTTGATTGAAGCAATCATTCTGTCCAACAAATCGTGCCTAGTTAGCACAGGAACTATCAGCGCAGGTATCAAACGAGTCTCCCTATCCCCTTGAAAGCCTTAATTTTGCCTTTATTTTGCTTTTAACAGGCATCAGGCAAGGAGTTTTGCTAACGCAGGTTTCCAATGAGTCTCATAAACAGTATCAGCATCATACTGTTTAGCAAAGTCAATTGCTTTCTGGCTCTTAACACGACCTCTGTTATACGCCTGTTCAAGTGCATCAACAATTTCAGGAACAGATGGTAAATGAAACCACGCTTTTTGAGGTGCGTTCCAAAGTGGTTGCCCACCAATTAACCAACCATCACCACAAAGCTCTGCTGAAGCTGCAAAATTAGAAACAATCACAGGAACACCACAGGCTTGCGCTTCAACTGTTGGGATACCAAATCCCTCACCATAACTTGTTGCAAGCAAAACATCCATACCTGTATAGGTGCTGGCTAACATTTCTTGAGGCATACCACTTCTTAAAAGATATGGGTCAGCAAAAACAACTTGGTCTTGAGGAATACCACAGGATAAAATTAAATCTCTCAAATTAATTCCACCTAGCGAACCACCTGCTTCAGTATGTAAATACAAAACAACGTCTCTGTGTTTTTGTGCAAACATTGAAAACGCTAAAATGTTTTCACCAAATGCTTTTCGATTAGGCATAACTCCCTTATTTGCTGCGTTCATCCCAACAACAAATTTGTCTTCAGGAATACCCACCAATTGTCTTGCTGTTAAAGTTTCATCATTAAAAGCTATTTGACTTGTTGGTTTGAAAACAGGTTCAATAGCATGAGGTATATACAAACAATCAACGTCAGAGTTTTCAAAAATCTTTTGACCATACTGGCTCATTGCGATAGGTGTAACAAATTTTTGTTTAGACCATTTCATTACATCAGGTGGTGCTGGCATGTGGTCAATTGGTGTCCACGAAGCAACATTCCAATCAGCCCACTTATCCCCACGAAAAACCCAAACATCAAACAATGTTAAAAGAAGATTTTGTGCCTCAGGGTCTTCTTGTGACCAGTCGTACATGTGCGCTGGCACAATGTCATTTGAATATGTTTCGTGACCTCTTGGATAAATTTTAATGTCACCGTAAGGGGTATTCCAATTTGTTGAATTTGCTTCTAAACCGTAAAGGGCAGCAATGGCAATTTCATGACCATGCTTTTTTAATCTTGTAGTTGCTTGTGCTGTTTGTGTTCCATAACCAGTACTTGCCCAAGGTGCATTTGAAACCCAAAGGATTCTTGCTGGTTTTGATTTATCAACTTTTTTATCTTTTGCTAAAGCTCTTCGTTGTTCACGATTCACACAGGACTCCATATATACGCAGGTGTCTCCCACCTTATTACAGATGGGAGACGAATTATGTCTAGGACACGACCTGCGCTTCGTATCCTAGAACTTTTTTCAAATCAGACTCGGTTTAGGAGTTTGAAGATTTGAAGTATTTGACGTGACTTGTTTGAATCAAGTTACCATCAACTCTGAAAGTAGCTCTGAAAGTTACTAGGTCGTTAGAAAACGCGAAGTCATCTGAACGGTCTAATCTCAAGCCACCAACTTGACGAACATAGTAGCTTGGCAAGTGACCAAATATAACTGGTCTAACTGCTGAAGCTGCTGTCGCCATTGCTGGGTTTTCAAATATTGGATAACCAAGTAGCAAGTCGCGTGTGTCTGCTGAAAGAGATGGTGTGAACAAGTATTGTCCAGCGTTATCTTTCAACTTACGCACGTTTGCAATAGAAGTTGCG